TTTTGATGGAGAGCTTAACTCTCTCTCAGTGAATGGAGGTGATGATTTTATCGCAGACTCAAACTCATTGGTTGCCGCCACAGCATATAGCGGCCTTCAGGCTGATACGGTTGCAGCGCAATCCTATTTGAGAAGATCCATAAATAACATATCAAATATTGTATAGAATGAAAAAAATTATTGTATCTCCGTCAGATATCTCTCTCTGGCATATTGCAGCCCGATATTTAAACGATGCAACGCAAGCAAACAGAATCATGACACTTAATGATTTATCAGATCCGATAATATCGAGAACAATGGAAATCGGGATCCCGGAACAGGATTCGACAAGAAGTGGTGGCATATCACTATAATATCGGGGGTGGGTCATATATAATCAATTCCTGTCTGTATTATGTAGAGATCGTGCGCTTCCCTCGCCGATAAGTGCCTATATTCGTCGATCGCGGACGGCTGAGATTGGAACCTTTAATTTAACATTTCCGGTTTCTGTGGGAAGTGATTGTTGGTTTGATCAGGATTATGTCGAACAGATTTATATAGATATTTATAATACTTTGCGATATGGGACTTTTGAAGCTGAAGAGGTAAGCAGGTTCCTGCTTGCTGGGGTCATTGATAGCTCTACGTATCATCCTCTGCGACGTGTTGTTACAATACATGGACGTGATAAAATCAGTGAATTATCGTCGATTGAAATGGGTGGGTTCACATTTTTGAACATGACTGCGGGTGAGGTTATTTCTCAGCTGGCAGAAAAAATAGGGTTAAAGGCAAAAGTAGACCCAACTCAAGGGTTAGTGGGACAGTTTTATCAGTACGAGCATAAATCATACGGTCTTTCGGGGATGCACCGTCATAGGACGGCGTGGGATTTCTGTGTCGAAATGCAAAGATATTACGGATATGACATGTGGGTGGAGAGCGGAATTCTCCATTTCCAGAGCCCGGGCAATATGGAGAATGAAGCGATAAGATTGTCTTTTTCTTCATCCGGGAATGTGCAGGGTCATAATCAGTTTATGTTTTCTGATGCGGCCATGACCCGACGCTATGGTATGGATGCAAGTGTTCAGGTGGCAGTCTCGTCGTGGGATACAAAACAGCGTTGCAGTCATGGCGCTCTGTATCCGCCGTCTCCATTTTCCGGGGCAAAGAAATATAATATTTCTTTGCCTGCAGGCAAAACGCAGGACCAGTGCGAAACAATTGCTTCTCAAAAATATTCTGAAATCACTGCGCATGCTTTGGCAATATCTGCTGAAGTTCATCCTGCGCTTGATATCTCTCCCCGACAATTGGTCGTTATTGATGGAACAGGAACTGGCTTTGATGGTCAGACATATGTTGTTGACGATGTTTCTCTTTCTATTTCGACGTCAGTCAGAAAGCAGACAGTTACATTGAGAAAGCGTATTTTATAAAAAGGAGAAGAATGATGATGGATGGAGCTGTTCTGGATCGTCAGATACATGGGCATATTTCCAGGATTGGGAAAGCTCGTCTTGCAACCGTGAGTGCCACAGACCCTTCTTCAGGTTTGATCAAAGTGATGATTCAACCAGAAAATATTGAGACAGGGTGGCTAAATGACTGCGCTGTATCCGTGGGAGCAATAACGGCTTATGCACCGGCGGAAACAGGCAGTCATGTTCTTGTCGAGACTGTGCAGGGGGATGGAGACAACTATATAGTTGTTGCAAGAATTTTTGATAATATTTCTGTACCACCAATATTTTCTGTTCTTGGACGCACTTTGAATGTTGGTGAATATGGAATTTCTGCAGGAGAGTCGGAAATGGTCGTGACTCGAAAGAAAATTCTGATATCCGGGGATATTTCCGTAAGTGGGAATATTTCCGTATCAGGAGAGATCACAGCTTCAGGAGATGTTAAAGCGGGAGATATTTCATTGTCAGGGCATCGTCATTCAGGCGTGCAGAGCGGGTCTTCACAAACAACGACGCCTATCTGACAAAAGAATGTTCTTGAATGGGAAAACATATTGTCTGATCTCTATCATGTTTCAGGTTATGATATCACTCTTTCCGAAAGCGGTGATGTAGGAAATGTGACGGGAGTGGAGTTCAGTCAGCAACGCGTGCTGCGTCGCCTTGCGACCAATGCTGGCGCTTATATATTTGCATTGCAGTATGGTGCTGGTCTTTCAGGCCGTATCGGTTATGGCGACACTTCTGCGGATCTGGTTTCCCTGATCACGGAGCAGCTTGCGAAGGAAGCATCTGTTGCTCAATCTCCTCCTCCTGAAATTTCTATTGTAATGAGTAAAGGGGGCAGGACTACAATTCGTATTGTTTATATAGCGTCGGAAACGGGGCAAACTATTTCAGTGGATATTTGAAATGGGTCTTTCTCTACAGAATTTTTCTACATTGGTGAATAATGCAATAGCTTCCGCCCAAAGCACATGTTCATCATTGCGGGATTTCAGTGTTGGATCTGTCGCGCGCTCCTTGATGGAAGCAAATGCGACAATTGCTCTATGGCAGCAATATCTGGCCCTTCAGGTGCTTTCTGTGACGCGTCTTTCTTCATCATTTGGAGACGATGTCGATAGCTGGCTGTCTCAATACGGCATAGAACGTCTTGGATCCGTTCCGGCAACCACGACCCAAACATTTATCTCACTCTCTCCCGGTAGTTCATCGTCTGTTATTCCTGTTGGTTCTATTGTCAAAACATCAGATGGAAAAATTATTTTTTCTGTCAGTAAGGATTCATCAAACCAGTGGTGGTCTGAAACTGCAGGAGGATATGTGCGCCCCATGGGGATGTCATCCATTAACTGTCCTGTCACTTGCACAACCGCCGGCGCATCCGGAAATGTCATGGCGGGCGTAATCAACCTTCTGGGAACGCAGATTTCCGGAATTGATACTTGCACAAATCTCAATAGCGTGACGAATGGAGCAGATCAGGAAAATGATGCATCCGTAAAAAACCGTGTCGTAAAATGGTTTGCCTCTCTTTCTTCGGCCACGCAGGATGCAATAAATTCCGCAGTATCAGGCGTATCTTCAAAATTGAGTTATCAGATTATAGAAAATGATGATGGAGGAAATAAACGGCAAGGATTTTTCAGAGTCGTGATTGACGATGGATCTGGCGATGTATCGGACTCAATACTGTCTGCTGTGGCTACTGCGATTGATACAGAACGTGCATGTGGGATAGAATATGCTGTTCTCCGCGCTGATTTGATCAAAGTCGATGTTGTTATCCCAGTTGTTCTTGCCGATGGCGTAACATTGGATACAGTCAGTGCAGGGGTTATTCTCGCTGTTACAAATTATATAAATGATTTGTCAGTTGGGTATTCATGTAATTATACAAAATTGTCGAGTATTTCCCTTGCGGCCGCAGGATCTTTGATCACTTCAATGGGTGTGATCACTCTGAATGGCATTGCAAAAGATATTTCAGTGGCGACCGGTCAGGTGATTCGGGCCGGGAATATTAATTTGTCGCTTTCTTCCTGAATAGACTTCCGGAGAAGGGTTTTTTTGTTCTGTGATGACCGTTAATATAAATGATATGGCAAACCGGATCAGATCGGTCCTGCCAACGGGGTGGTTCCCGGATACCCAGGAAAAAATGACACCTGTGCTCGACGGACTTCTGTCCGGTTTTGCGTGGCCATGGGCATTTATGCATCAACTGTTGACATATGCTGCTCAACAAAGCCGCCTGCAAAGCAGTAATGGTATATTTATTGATTTGGCTTCTCAGGATTACTTTGGCGGAAGTCTGCCGCGTCAGAATGGCGAGAGCGATTCGTCCTATATTGAGCGGATCAAGGAACGCTTTACGCAAGAAAAAAATACACGGTCAGCAGTTGAGAAGAGATTATCCTCTCTGGGAAAAGATATTTCTGTCTTTGAACCGTGGCGCGCTCCGGATTGCGTTTGTTACGGACGAGATGGGTCCGGGGAGACCGTGAGACGTTATGGTTCACGGACATCTCCTGCCTGTGTCTTTGTCGAGGCCCCATCCGGGAGCGATGAGATAGAATTAATACAGGCAATACAGGACTGTCGTTCTGCGGGAATAAGTATTTTTTATCGGATATTGAACGGATCTTGATATAATGGATCGTATAATTGTCTATCCGGGTCAGGTGGTGACCGATACGGATGCTCTTCTGTCACAGCGTTATGCAGACAGAAGTATTTCCAGTGCACTCCAGTGTGCTTTTGGTGTGGGGGCTGTCTTTGCATCGGGATTTCAGTTTTCCTGCGATGAGAAAACGATGAATATTTCCATCGGCGAAGGTGTGCTCTGCGATCAGGGCAATGCTGATGCAACCGCATATGGCAGTCTGGAAACGCTTTCATTGGTGACGACCGTGCAATATTTCTGGACAGGAGGCGTATTATCGGCGGAACAATCTGATTCAGCGCAAACGCTGTTTGTTTACGCTTCTCTCGATACAACCGATACGGACATGACGCTGTTGCGTTATGCTGACGCTTCTTCTTCCTCCGGCACTCTGGGCGGACAGAATGGAAGCGGAGAACTTCAGGCAACGCGCAGAGCTTCTATGGCGACATTGCAGATCG